GTCGGCAAAAGCAGCAGACGACAGCATTGCAGCGGTGGCTTGATCGATGGCAACAGCGAGCAACAAGGACTCAGCATAGGCGCGCGCTTGCTTCTCGAAGCCTTGCTCATCGTAGCTCAGGTCGTCCAGCGAGATTGAGTCATCAAGGACTTGCAGCATCTGCGCAGCGAGTTGCTCGCGTTCGCGGTCGAGTGGCGGATCAACGCGACGCGCCTTCGCTTCGACAAAGCGCGCGAAGGCAAACGGCGAACGGCCAAGGTCGGCAAGTGACTTAACCGCGCGAACCCACGAATCCGGCAGATCGCGCGGGGAGAAGTCGGCAAGTAACGTCTTGCGCGCCTCGCTCTTGCGTCTCCACTGGTCAAGTTCGCGCAGCGCAGATTGCGTCGCAGCGTCAACCGGCTGCTCTGTCTCGAACCCCAGCATCTGGCGCGCTTCTTCGCGCGTCACTAAGCCAGCTTGGTACAGGTCAATCACGCTCTTGCGCTGCGCGCCTACGTCCTCAGCCAGCGCCTCAACGTCATCGTAGTTGATCGTCAACCCTAGTGCTTCTGCGATCAACTCCGCGTCTGGCAGCACCGTGTCTCGCCAGAAAGAGATGCGGTGCTCAGCGGCGGTGGCGTAGTTCGCAGCATCAGTCAGCATCGTGACCGGCACGCCAAATGCTGCGCTGATGCGCCTTAACGCCATCTCGTCAACCTGCGACATGGCGAGTTTATCAAGCGCCGGGATGTCCAGTGGCTTGATTTGCATGTTGCGCCTGAGCACCAGCGCGCGCCACGCATTGCGCACGCCAGACGTGAGGCGTTGCCAGGTCGTGCGCACGGCTTCGGCGTCTGCATCTGTAAGTGCACCTTCCTCTGGCGTGATGACTAATGGCGGCAACGCGCCCTGCTCGAAGAAGGCACGCGTGAACTGCTCGGCAGCCAGCGCGGTAGCTGCGCTGGTCTCGGCTATCTTTAGCGGCGCGAGTCCGGGTCCAATGTCGCTCGTCGGCGACCAGGTGTGCGCGTAGATCAACTGATCAGGCTGGTAGCGGCGCGTGAACTGGCCGCTCTGCCAGACGTGAGCGGTGACTCCTCTCGCAGCGTCTCCTTCCACTCGCATCGCGGTCGGGTTGAGCACGCGCATGGTCGCGCGTTCAACCCAGAACGCGCCGGCGACGCACAGTGACGCTTCGCAAAGGTAGTACAAGCGCGCAGGGAACGGCGCTTGCTCTTCGCCACGCAGGAAAGTGAGCGAAGCCACAGCGTTTGCGCGCAGGGTGATGCAACGCATGACGTAGGCATGGAGCGGCTGCGCATGTGGGCGCGTCACGTAGCCCACAGCGTCAATCGCTTTGGTCGTCCCGTACGCCGTCTTGATGGTCACCATATCGCTTCGGCAATCGCGCTGCTTCTGCCGGCGGCGCGCGAATACACCCACGCGATGGCCATCACGCAGTCATCGTGCATTCCGGCTGGCGCGGAGTACTCGTATGTTCCGTCCTTGCGTCGCTGCTGCGAGAATTGCTCCAGCTCCGTGAGCACGTAGTCATCGTCCGGCAGCGCTATCTCGCCACGTTCAATCGCCCAAGCCAGACGCTCAATGATTGCACGCTTTGTGCTGGCCGTGGTCGTCGCGCCAAGCACAGGAATGTTCTGCGACGCCAGGTAATCAACGACCGGCGCGCCGGCAGCATTCTGCTCCACGACAACCTCGATGGCTTGGCACTCGCGCGCGATCTGCGCGATGCGCTGGACGGTGCGCGTGTAGTCCTCGTGTCGCCAGCGCGCGACTCTGAGGATGGCTGATTGACCGATGTCGAACACAGCGACCGCGGTGTAATCCTCGTCGCGCCCAATGTCCACTCCTAAGGCAAACGGACCGCGTGGCTCAACAGCGCGAACGCAGGCGCGCACGCCCCTAAACACGCCGCCGGCTTCGTCCACGAACTCAGCCAGCCACTCTTGACGATAAGTTCGCTCGCTCACAATATGACGGGCACGCTCAGCAGCTTCACGGATGCTCGGTAGCGGATTGTCGGTGCTAGGCGCGCGCCAAGACGCACCTTCTTGCCGGCATCGCTCGTGCTCGCGCCAGAACCAGTTGTGTCCGCGCGGTGTACTGATAAGCATCGCGCGCCCCCGCCGGTCAGCAAGCGTCGGCATGAGCACGTCGTACCAGACACGCTCATCCATCAGCGCAGCCTCATCCACAATGACTAGATCAAACGCTTCGCCGCGGATGGAATCTGGCGAGTCGGCAGAGTACACGCTGAGAGAACCACCGCTCGGAAACTCGAT